GACGCGGCCCAGTTTCGGCGCCATGACACGGGTTTTAACCCAAGTTTCGCCCGAGGCGAGAAGGAGCTCGAGGCGCCGTTCGAGTTTGGCGTCCTCCGCGGCAGGATCAGACTTCGCGTCGGGGGCGGGTTTATAAGCGATCGGCCCGACGAGCGGCGGGGACGACACTTTGCAATCCATCGCGGAAGCCGCGGCCTGGATGCCCGCAGAACCTGCGAGGATCGAAGCGGCGGCGCGCGGGCCCTTCGGATCAAACGGGGCTTTGCGGCGCGACGGACGTGTAATGTAGTGTGCGTCGGCACGGACCTCGGCTGGTATCGGGCGCATGGAGAGAAAGGAGCTGTGGTCGTAGTCGACGGGGTCAGCGGAAACCGGCCGCAACCCAAGCATGGTGAGGTCGCGGAGGTAGCCAGTTTTGTCAAAAACGACACGCTCTCCTTTGGTACGAGCGCCGATGCGGGGGTGAATTGTCGTGTGGCCGTCATCGCCAAGACCCTTCACGGAGATGACGAGCGCGTCCGCAGGCGGATCGACGCCGAGGCGGGGGGCGAACCAGCGCACGAGGGGGATGCGTTCGCCTCCGGCGGTGATATTACGATAGAGGGCCCAGACCTGCGCACGGAGGTTGATGTCTGTGTTGCCGCGCGACGTGTCGAGGTCGCCGCTGCCGCGCGCGACGGCGCCGGCACAAAGGATGCCGAAGGCCGTATTGACAAACATCTCGATGAGTTCGCGCATCCAATACGTTGCGGACCGTCCATCGAGGCTACGGGCCAGGGGCGATTGGGCACAGTGGCGGTCGAGGATATCGTAGCAGAGGATGAAGAGCGGGGCGTTGATGGTGGCATCGAACCGCTTAAAATCGATCTCTACGACTATCAACTCAGCGACATCAAACCTATCCCATACGGCAAACAAGTGGCCAAGCTCGACGGCATTCATACCCGACGCGTAAGTAATGAAATGGTCCCCGGCCCACGACGCTGCAAGCCACTTGGAAGCGCCGTGGGTAATTGGCCCGATGAGTGCCTTCATAGCATGACTAACGGTGATGATGGCACGGGGCGTAAAGTCTGCGAGGATGTCCTCAAGGCTGACTTTGAAAACAGCCTCAGACAACTCGACCTTGTTGAATGCGCCGCGACGGAGCAATCGCTTGCGCGGCATGTGGCCGAGGCACCATGCGTTGACCTCGTCGGCCATCGCTTTAACGGCATGTTCCGGCCAGGCGCTCGACCACGTCGGCCACGGGGTGGCTGCGAGTGGGAACTCCGGGTCGGGGTAGATGCAAGTGTAATTGTCGTGACTGAAGCCGATGTGGTCGTCCATGTGCTCAGGGGAGTACGGCAACGAGCGACCTTGCTCGTCGTGGCCATGGACGGGTAACTGCGAAGCAGTGCGCCCGGCGAGCGCGACGTGCATGTTCGTGGCATTGGACGCGGC